GTCGGTCACTACTTACACAGATAAGCATACTTGCTAGTCCGGTCACTACAATTACTCCAATAAAAAGGGCAAACCTATTGAGGAAGGTATTAGTATTAAGATGGCAAGACCGAGAAAACAAGGTTTGCTTTACTTTTCCTTTGATACGGATTTTTTCTATTCGGATAGGCGGATAAAAGCCTTAAGGGCAAGGTTCGGCAATGACGGCATCGTTTTGTACATATGGATTTTATGCGAAGCATATAAAGATAAGGGATATTACTTAATTTATGACGATGATTGCATTGACAACATGATGACAGACCTTGGCTTAACCGAGGGGTTTATAAAGCAGGTAATGGAATACTTGGCTAGTCGGTCACTACTTACACAGATAAGCATACTTGCTAGTCCGGTCACTACAATTACCTCACCCGGAATACAAAAAAGATACCAGGAAGCTATGAAAGGTCAAAAAAGAACCGTAGATGTTAAAGGTGAAATTTGGCTTTTAAATAAAGATGAAACGGCTTCTTTTATTAAAGTAACCCAAAATGAAACAATTTCCGAGAAAAACCCTAGTATTTCCGAGAAAAACCCTAGTATTTCCGAGAAAAACCCCCTAAAAGAAAAGAAAGGAAAAGAAAGGAAAGGAAAGGAAATAAAAAGAAATAAAAGTAAAACACATGCGCGCGAGGAGATAGACTTATCTTATTTTTCTTATGATGAAAAACTGAATGAAGCTTTTTTAGAATTTGCAAAAATGAGAGAGAGAACTAAAAAGCCAATTTCAACTCAGCATACAGTAGATTTATTAATTAAAAAACTGAAAGAGTTATCTACTGTAAATGGACAAATAGACAATGATAGAGCAATAGAAATTCTTAATCAGTCTGTTATGAATAATTGGCAGGGGCTATTTGAAATAAAAACTAATAAAAACTTTAACAATTTTACTTATAAACAGGGAGGGGTCATAGACTGGGATAAAGTATGACAAGAGATGAAGTAAAAGAAATTATTATGATAATGACATATACATATCCAAACTATAAGCTGGTAGATATTAAAGCTACAGTGGACACATGGGCGGCTATACTAGCATCCTATCAGTTTTCTCATATCAAAGCCGCCTTACATGCTTATATTCTGAGCGACACAAAAGGCTTCGCACCTACTCCAGGGCAGCTCATAGATAAGATACCGACACGTGATTTTGAAATGACAGAATTAGAGGCATGGTCGCTAGTAAGCGAGGCGTTATCAAATTCAAGTTATCATGCAAGAGAAGAATTTGAAAAGTTGCCAACAACAATACAAAAGACGTTAGGTGGATATGATGTTTTGCAAGAATGGGCTGTAATGGAAATAGATACAGTCCAAAGTGTAATACAGTCAAATTTTATAAGAAATTATAGGACTGTATTACAAAGAGAAAAAGAAATGAGTAAATTACCGGATAGTCTTAGAAAGTTATTAGAGACTGCTAAGACAGAAATAACGGAAATAAAATCAGCTATTTCTGATAGAGATAATTTGCTTCCGGATGAAAAATATTAAACATCAACATGAAAGGATAAAGAATTATGAATAGAGTTATATTGATGGGCAGGCTTGTAAGAGACCCTAAGGTAAGATATTCAGCAGGAGAACGCTCAATGGCTATAGCCAGATATACATTGGCTGTAGACAGAAGAAAGCGTGGCAGTGAGCAGAGTGCTGACTTTATATCATGTGTCGCATTTGATAAAGCAGGTGAATTTGCAGCAAAGTATTTCAGCCAGGGTATGAGAGTGCTTATATCAGGACGTATACAGACGGGAAGTTATACTAACAAAGAAGGCGTAAAGGTTTATACAACTGAATAGCTAGCAAAAGGTTAGCTGAATATCAAAGCAAAAGAGAGGACTAATAGATGATATGTCCATTTTGTCAAAGTAAAAACAAAGTAATTGATACGAACTCAAGAGATTATGTCAATTATCGTAAAAGAGCCTGTTTATCATGCAATAGGCAATTTTACACAAAAGAGATTTGTATTCAAGAGAGCGAAGGCAGACCACGATTCGATGAAAAATGGCAAATGTGGAAACAGAGCAGGAAGTCAAGGGAGGTGTAACTATTGAACGCGAAAGAATACTTAAGTCAAATAAGAAAAATAGATGAGATGATTAAAAATAAGAGCAAGCAGCTCAAAAATCTAGCAGACAGTTTGTTATTATTGCCATCGCAAGACTTATCATCAGAACGTGTACAGACGAGTGCAAAACTTGACGCTTCTTTTACTAAAAATGTTGAAACTATCACAGAGCTTGAGAAAGAGATAATAGAACTTAACGAACAAATGAGTGTAATAATAGATAAGATATACAGTCTTGATGATTTGCTACAGATTAAGGTTTTATGTAGACATTATATCCAAGGTGAAAACTTAAGACGTGTATCAGACGAGCTTGAGTATAGTTATGATTGGATAAGGGAAGTTCATGTTAAAGCTTTAAAAAATATTGAGATTGAAAATTAACCAACAAGAACCCACAGACATTTTGAAAAAACGTGATATAATAATATCATCAAAAGTGCGAAAAATAGCTGATGATGTCTTCTGAACCTCCTCAGACATTTTACTATTTGACAAAGACAGCTTAGCGTCGGCTGTCTTTTTTGATTATTTTTACAGATTAGAACAGAAAGGAGATATTGCGTGGGCAGACCTAGAAGATTTAAAACTCCAAAAGCATTAGAATCAGCGTGGGAAGAATTTAAAATTTATTGCAATAATAAAAATGTTCTTGCCCATGAGTTTAGTGCAAAAAATAGTGAATTTGTAAGCAAAGAATTAAAAAAATCAATTACTTATACAATCGAGGGCTTTTGTGTATTCGTAAGAGTACCAAGGTCTATATTTTACAGCACTTATGCTGAAGATGAAAGATATACAGACATTGTAACTCGCATACGTGAAGAATGTGAGATTGATGCGCGTGAAAAATTTGAACTTGGTTGTATTCCGACACAATTAGCACCGCTCTGGATGGGTAAGTATGGGTATACTACAAAGACTGAGGCGAATATATCAAATACGGATGCCGAAAAATCTAAGCTTGATTCACTTATCAGTCAGATGAAAGAAGATTAAGATATGCCAGGGCTTTTACTATCAAATAAATACAAAGCTTTTATCAAGTGCAAAGCCCTCGTTGAATTTCTTGAGGGCACAACTTACGCAGGAAAAACGACAGTTGGCATATATAAATTTATGCTTAAAGTGGCCGATTCTGATAAGAAGCTGCACATTATAGCAGCTAAAGATACTGGAACTGCTGAAAAAAATATCATAGATAAAGAGCTAGGTGTATTAGATGATTTTGGAATACTCGTTAGCTATAACGGAAATGGCACAAAGGATAATAAGATACCGCATATTTATTTTATAACAAGTAAAGGCGATAAACTTATATACGTGATGGGCTATGGTGATAAGCAAAAATGGCAAAAGGCGCTGGGAGGGCAGTATGGGTGCTTATACATTGATGAAATTAATACAGCCGATATAGACTTTGTCAGAGAGGCGGCTATGCGTTGTGATTATATGCTTGCCACCCTTAACCCGGATGACCCAAACTTGCCAATATACAAAGAGTACGTAAATTGTTCAAGACCCCTGTCCGAATGGATAGATAAAACACCAAAAGAAATACTGGCAGAACTTAAAGAAGAACCAAAGCCTGAATGGGTGCATTGGTTCTTTTCTTTTGAAGACAATTTAGGGCTTAGTAAAGAAAAGCTGAATATAATTTTTACTAACACACCTAAAGGTACGAAGATTTGGAAAAATAAGATACAGGGGTTAAGAGGTAAAGCGGCGGGCTTAGTATTTCCAAATTTTGACAGAAAGAAACACGTACTTACTGAATCAAGCATCAAGACTTTAGAATTTATAAAGTATAGTGCAGGGCTTGACACTGCGTATTCAAGTAAAAGTCCTGATACTATCGCAATGATTTTCCAAGGCGTTACAAAAGATAGGAGGCTTATTATTTTATCAGAGAGGATATATAACAACGCAGATTTAAGTGCACCGCTTGCTCCATCCGATACGGTAAAAGAATTTATTGATTTTTTAGACGATTGTAAAGACAAATACGGCTTATGCAGGAACACTTTTATAGATTGTGCAGACCAGGCAACTCTGACAGAGCTTAAGAAGTATAAGAGAATAAATGGCTCTGTTTATATTTTTAATGACGCTTATAAATCTATAAAAATTATAGATAGGATTAATCTAATGCTAGGATGGATACAGCAAGGAAAATATCTTGTGTCAGAAGACTGCAAAGAGCATTTAAATGAGTTAGAAAATTACAGTTGGAAAGAAGACAAAGATGAGCCTGAAGATAGAAATGACCACACGATAAACGCTAGCCAATACGCGTGGATTCCGTATAAGAGTCTTATCGGATTTGAAGAAAAAGAGGTACCTGAGGAATGGGATTAATGGATAGGATAAAAAAGAGCTTAAGAGATTGGTTAAATATACAGCCATCAGAATTATATGGTATTCAGATAACCGACCGTATAGATTTTGAAACAAACGCTATACGCAATAGTATTTGGTATAGAGGTGATAGCAGCGAGCTTGTGCAGCTATATAATCAGCTGTTAGATGAGGGTGACAAATACAAGTTCTGGGCTGCTACAAGCACACCGGGGCAGGAGATAAGAAAAATTCATACTGGTCTGCCAGGTCTTATGGTTAAAGTGCTCACGGATATCGTAATGAATGACCTTAATGAATTTAAATTTAAATCAAGAAAAGATGAGGTAGTCTGGTCTGAGATTGATAAGGATAGTGTATTTATAGATCAGATAAAAGAAGCCGTATCCGAAATGCTGTATATAGGTGATGGAGCTTTTAAGGTAGTTATTGATACAGAATTTAGCCCGTATCCGATGCTTGAGTGGGTATCGGGGCTAAATATTGATTATGTATATAAATACGGCAGAGTAGTAGAAGTAATTTTCAAAACACTTTATCAGCACGATTATAAAAAATACACCCTGCACGAAACATACGGATACGGCTATATAAAATATAAAATGTATCTATATGACAAAGAGGTCCCGCTTGATTCAATAGATGATACGAAGCATTTACTTGATGTTGCTTTTGATAAATCTGTAATGATGGCTGTACCCGCGAGAATATACAAAAGTAAGAAATACAAAGGTCGAGGGCGGAGTATCTATGACGATGGAAAAATCGGCAATTTTGACGCACTTGATGAGGCATGGAGTCAGTGGGTGGACGCATTAAGGGCGGGCAGAGCAAAGACCTACATACCTGAGAATCTCATACCAAGAGACCCTGAAAATGGGCGTATCATTAGACCTAATCCATTTGACAATCGATACATTTCTACCGAAGCAGACATGTCGGAAAAAGCAAATGTTAAAATATCCACAGAGCAGCCCGCAATTCCGCACGATAGCTATTTAGCAACATATATAACTGCATTAGATTTATGCTTGCAGGGGATAATAAGCCCTAGTACTCTTGGTATTGATGTTAAAAAATTGGACAACGCAGAAGCTCAGAGAGAAAAAGAGAAGGCTACACTTTATACGCATGATTCAATAATAGATGCACTACAAAAAATAATACCTAAGGCAATACAAACTCTTTTTAACGCTTATAACTTATTAAATCAACAGGCGTTAGAGGATGTTGAGGTAGATGTATCTTTTGGAGAATACGCTAACCCGTCTTTTGAAAGCCAAGTAGAAACTATAACAAAAGCAAAAGCAGGTGGAATTATGAGTATTGAAGCTGTTATAGATGAGCTATATGGGGATACAAAAGCTCAAGAGTGGAAAGATGAGGAAATATTAAGACTCAAAGCAGAGCAGGGTATCACAGAACTTGAAGAGCCACAACTGAATGCGGACAATTTAGAAGGAGAGCAAATTGAAGGTCAAAGTAATGAATAATTTATACAGTATGTCAGATAAAGAATGCGATGGTTTTTTAGGTTTAGCTTCTGAGCAAGTTAATTTTGGGGTGTACGCGGTTAAAAAGGATGATTATGTTGAGCTAATGAATGTACATTGCCACAGTAAAACCGAGTTAAAACAGATTAAACGTGGGTTTAAAAACAAAGGCTTCAAGGTATTTGCAAATGGTTGATAGTGCTTACGATGTATCAAACGCTTTTAAAGCTATTGAGGATGAACTTATAAGCTCTATGATACGCAATATGGCGAGGCATAGAGCGGAGGAACTAAGAGAAGGCTATAACTGGGAGATGTGGCAAACTCAGCAGCTTAGGGAGCTTGAAAAATACAGGCGGCAAAATCTTAAGAATTACAATTCGAGGTTTAGAACTTTAAATACAAGAATAGAGTCGCTTATAAGACAAGCAAATCGTAAAGGCTATATGTCTGAAGAAGCAAAAATACTTAAAGCTATTAAAAAGGGCTTTTTTGCAAATAAATCCGCTGAAGCATTAACGGGGAGTTTTTTTAAAATTAATGAGCGAAAGCTGAATGCTCTTATAAATGCGACTACAAATGATATGAAAAAAGCTGAAACCGCAATACTCAGAATGGCTAATGACCGGTACCGCAAAGCTATATTTAATGCCCAGGTGTATGCAAATACGGGTGCTGGTACTTATGAAAAAGCTGTTGATATGGCTACAAAGGATATGCTTTCCTCCGGGCTTAATTGTATTCGATATAAAAATGGCGCGAGACATACATTAGCCGATTACGCCCGTATGGCTATAAGAACAGCTTCTAAAAGAGCATATCTGCAAGGCGAGGGAGTGAAGCGAAAAGAATGGGGGATAAGCACAATAATCATTAATAAACGAAGCGGAGCCTGCCCTCTATGCGCCCCGTTCGTTGGTAAAGTGATGGTTGATGATGTATGGTCAGGTGGAACTAAAAGTGATAATAGGTATCCTTTATTAAGCTCTGCTATGGAAGCAGGGCTCTACCATTGAATGTTGAGTTTGGGTGGTAGTAAAACGGTGTGAACCGCATTACAAAGCGGGTGTATATGACACAAAAAATAATGGTCATATGCTAACGGGGAACGGTGAAAGCCCAATCCCGTGCTAAGAATATTGAATAATCTTTACAGATGTGATACAATCCTATAAAAAGGAGGTATTCACATGGAAATTTGGAGAAGTGTAGTTGGATATGAGGGTATTTACCAAGTAAGTACGTCGGGAAGAGTAAAGCGAATTGGTAAGTATAGAAATCAGGTAACAGAGTGGGATAGCAATAGGTTGTTAAAACCAGCAAGGAAAAATAATGGCTATATGTATTGTCAGCTATCCAAGGATGGTAAAACCAGTCCTAAAATGATACACCGATTGGTAGCAGAAGCATTTATAGAAAACCCTCAAAATAAGCCGACAGTAAATCATATTGATGGCAATAGAGAAAATAATGATGTAGATAATCTGGAATGGGCTACATACACTGAAAATAACATTCATTCCGTTGTTAAATTGGGGAGAGATTCTAAAAATAAAAGAGGATCTAAATCGGTTCTTCAGTATGATTTACAAGGCAATTTTATAAAAGAGTATCCTTCCTACAGAGAAGCTCAAAGAAAAACTGGGATTACAACTATTTATGTTGCATGCCAAGGCGAAAAAAGAACGAAAAAGCGCCAAATGACAGCAGGCGGATATATCTGGAAGTATAAAGAAGATGTTCAAGATTAAAGTGTAGAGACTATTCCGAAAGGAAGTAAAGTGGAGAAGTACCACTTGAAGCGCACCGCACTTATTTTTTGTAAGTGATGAGATAGTCCGATATAAAATATAGCCAAACTGTAAAGATAGCCATACAACTTATTTTCCGGGAATTTCAACAGCGGGAGATACATGGACAAAAGAAGAATTAAAAAGCATTGCGAATGTCTATAAAAGAGAGCAGTATATTAGTTATGCGGAGCGGCGAGCAGATAGGTATAAAAGGCTTGCTAGTAGCTCTCTTGACGCTAAAAACATAACCGAGTATTCAGCTAAAGCTGATACATGGGAAAATAAATTAATTAGACATGCATATTTTAAGACAGGTAATTTAGATTCAAGTATACCTGATGGATTTAAAAGGTTTAAAGAAGCTTTTAACGCCTTATCTGAAGAACAGGTTGTTGATATACTCCGTAAAGAATCAGATAAGTGGATTAAAAAGCTTTCAAAAGAAGAGATAAGAGCTATCAGAAAGTATACATATAACTCGGGAGATAAAAAGCCTAACAGATTTTTTGAGAGAATAAATGCTATGCACAGGGGAGATTTACCAAGGGACTCTAAATTAGAATATTATTCAAATGAACTAAGCAGAGCTATTAATAAAAACAAAATCAGCTATAACTTAATGGTGTATCGCTCATTAGACGTGGATTACTGTAAAGATATGAATATAGGAGATGTATTCAAAGAAAAGCAATTTTTAAGTACATCTATATTGGAATCAGGTGCATTAAATAAGCCTGTTAATTATGTCTTTTTTATAAGAAAAGGAGCACGAGCAGCATATATAGAAAAGTTAAGTAAATACCCCAACCAGAAAGAGTTATTACTTGACAAAAATAGCTTAGTGAGAGTAATATTTAGAAAGAAAGGAGTAACATATTTGGAGGTGATTGGCTAAATGAAAAATGAATTCGAAGATAAGGATGCTGAGCAATCGTATAAGGATTATTTAGATAGATTATCTACGCCAGGGTGTCCTGTTAAATTAAAACCTGAAGAAGTTGAACAATTAAAAAAAGAAGGTCGTCTCAAAGCACTTTATGAAGTATAAGGTGCTTTTTTAATGCCCAAACACGATAAGGCCATAAAAGGTGCGTGGCAAGTGACACTTACGACAACGGAGAAATAAGGGTGACACCCTAGAAAACGGAGATTAGAGATATGAAAAGATTATTACCTATGAATTTACAGTTTTTTGCAGATGATGGAGCAAGTGGCAATAATGACGGCACTCAGCAAAATGAGCCAAGTGCTAATACACCAAGCATTGACTATGGTAAGATTCAGCAGATGTTAGATGGTACTTTAGCAGCTAAAGAAGATGTTGCTTTGAAAGCTTACTTTAAGCAGCAGGGGTTAAGCCAGCAGGAAGTAGAACAGGCGATAACTTCATTTAAGCAGCAAAAGGCTGCTAATCAGCCAAATGTGGAGGCTTTGCAAACTGAACTTGAAACTTATAAAGCCAAAGCGTTGCAAATGCAAATCGAAAATAGAGCAAGTCTTGCGATGATAGAGCTTGGAGTCGATGCAAAGAATGTACCGTATGTGCTAAAACTTGTCGATTTAAGTAAAGTGGCAGATGCGGATGGTAAAATCGATGAAGAAACACTTAAAGCTGCGATAAATAAAGTGCTTGAAGATGTACCAGCTTTTAAACCTACAGTAAACTCAGCAAACGGTTTTATACAGATCGGTGCTCAATCTGAGGGTAAACCAGGTGGTAGTGAAGGTGGTAGTGATGAAGCACTTAAAAAAGCATTCGGGCTTTAATTTATGAATTTACGAAAGAGAGGATTTAAATGGCAGTTTATAACTATGCTGAAACATTTTCGAATTTATTACAGCAAAAATATGCAAAAGAGATGTGCTCCGATGAACTTACTAAAAGTAATCCCGGAGTAGTTTTTATTAATGCTCAAACAATCAAATTACCTAAAATGACAGTATCCGGGTACAAGGACCACACAAGAACCGTAGGTTTTAATGCTGGTACAATATCAAACAATTGGGAACCTAAAAAACTTACACATGACAGAGATATTGAGTTTTTTATAGATCCTATGGACATTGATGAAACAAATCTTGTGTTGTCAGTTGCAAACATTCAAAACACTTTTGAAGCTGATCAAGCGATTCCTGAAAAAGATTGCTATAGATTTTCAAAGATTCATACCGAACTTACTACATTTTCAGGTAGAATTGACAAAACCGTTTTGACAGCACAGAATTTCCTCGAAGCTTTCGACGAGGAAATGGCAAGAATGGATGAGGCAGGAGTTCCGGCAGAAGGGCGTATGCTTTACGTTACTCCCACTATGAATAAAATAGTAAAAACTGCTGAAGGAATTCAGCGTCAAATTATAGTGTCCGGAGGGGCTACTGCTATCAACAGAAATGTTCATAGCCTTGATGACGTAACTATAAAAATGGTTCCTGCTGCAAGAATGAAGACTAAATATAACTTTACTGATGGCTGTGTTGCGGATTCTACTGCAAAGCAGATTAATTTTATTTTGCTTCACACCTCGTGTATGGTATGTCGTGATAAGTATAGTTATATAAAGTTATTCACACCCGGAACGGACTCAAGAACCGCTGACGGTTATATTTATCAAAATCGTTGCTATGGCGACCTTTTTCTCATTGAGAATAAAGTAGCTGGTTGCGCAATGAATGTTGAACCGTAGGAGGTGATGAAAGTGAAAGCAATAAAGGGAAATAAAGTCTATACTATTACTGAAACAGAGAAAAACTATTATAAAGTTAATGGTTTCGATATTACAGATGATGATGAGAATGTACTTGAACACGGCAGCGGCAAAAACATTAGCTATGACAAATATCAAACTTTAAAAGGCGAATACCAAGCTTTAAAAACGGAGTTTGAGCAGTTAAAAGCTAAGATGTCTGAAGACTTGGGCAAAACTAAAAAGAAAGATGTTTAATTAGGTATAATATGTCTTATATATCTTACGTTGATGATTCATATTATATAAATGTTTACAAAGGCAGCATTCCTCAAGCGGAGCTGCCTTTTTGCTTGAAAATGTCGAGCAGACATATAGATAGTTTAACTTTTAATCGTATCAGCAGCTCAGGATTTGATAGCTTAACAGAGTTCCAAAAAGAAATAATTCAGGAAGTCGTCTGCTTGCAAGCGGATTTTGAGCATGAAAACACTGATTTGATAGACACGGTGCTATCGGGGTATAGTTTAAACGGGGCTTCAGTGCAATTTGGAGATTCGTGGAATGTGTATGCAGATAAAGGAGTTGCTATAAGAAAAGATGTCTACAACATGCTAGTACAGACGGGGCTATGCTGCCGTACAGCGAGGTGATGTTATGAAATATCCTAAGCTTGTACCTGAAAGATTGTGTAAGGTGCCTATAAAAGTACATTTGGAGTCTGAAGAAATAAGTAACTTAGGAGAGTCATCAAAAGTTTTAGATTTAGATTTACTATGTAATTATCAAGATAAGGCTAAAACTATTTTTACAGCGGAGCAAAAAATCGTCACTATTGCAGGCTCTGCTATGTTTGATGGCGATATAGCTCCTGATTTTGCGATTCTTAGCGGAGGCACAATTGAAATTTTTGGGGTGACAAGAAAAATAGAACAGGGTATGAAAGCCCGTAATCCCGATGGCACAGTAAACTATACAAGATTGGATGTGATTTAATGATTAATGCAAATTCAAATGTAGTGATGAATTTAGCAAGAATTGCACAGCTTTCACAAGCCTCTGTAACTGCATTAGAGCAAACAGCTGAGGCTTTGCATACTGAAATTGTGCAAGCCCAGGTAGTACCACGCGATACAGGAAATCTGCAAAATGAATCCATGTTTGTTGATATGAGTGATGCTGGAAAAGGTACGGTCAATATCGTTCATAGCACTCCGTACGCAAGGCGACTTTATTACCATCCCGAATATAATTTCAGCACTAAGGAAAATCCAAACGCAGGGGCGGAATGGTTTGAGGATTGGATTAAAGGCGGCAGTAAGGCGGATTTTGCTCCTGCAGCTTATGCAAAGCTGTATAAAAATCTCGGAGGTGTGTAATGCTCAGTTTAATTGGCATAAGACAGTACATCTCTAATTTAAATATTACAGATGATAACAATGTTTATATTGGCAAACTGGATAATAAAAAGCAAAAATCTATCGGGGTTTATAATCGCAAGTCTGAAGGTGCTTTAAATGTACCTCTTGGCGGACTTAAACAGTCCAGCTACGAGGTAAAAGGTATTTCTTTACTTGTACACTGGAACAGGAGTGTAAGCGATTCTGAAAAGGTAGCATATCAATTATTTAATAGTTTGATAGCTAGCGAGGGCGTTAAAATAGACGGAAAGAATATATATTACATACGCTTTAATACATCGGGACCTGTCGATGTCGGAACCGATAGCAACGGCGTTTATGAATATGTAATATGGATTGATTTTATTTACGAAAGGAAGAGTTAAGAATGGCAGTTGGTGGAAAAGTGTACCCTGTACACAATAACGAATTTAAATTTGGTAAAAATGGTCTTGAAAGTCAGGCATCCGAAATGGTAATGCCAGCAGATTTGGAAAATTTTGCTCCCTCTATAGATGGCACATTAGAGGAGTGGTATTCAATGGATGCAGCAGGTTGGGCTAAAGCTTCAATGACGGGTAAAAAGCTTAGTTTCGCATTTAAAGGCAAACGCTCAGTAGGTGATGAAGGTAACGACTATATAGCTGGTCTTGCATGGAAATTTGGGCAGGATGTTATGACCAAATTTGAATGGAAGATGGTTTCAGGAGCGAAATTAGCTTGTGACGTAGTAGTAAATGTAACCACTCCAGGTGGTGGAGACACTACTAATATAGACGGCCTTGAATTTGAGGTAGTTTGTTATGGTAAGCCCACTTATACACCAGCATAGGAGGATAGCTAAGTGAGAAAAACAATAGATATAACGGAAAAATTATCATTTGATGATAATCCTGCCCTTATAGTTAAAGGTAAAACAATAGAAGTAAACGCTGATGCACCTACTATGCTAAAAGTTATGAGTATGATGAGCAAAAGCAATACGCCGACTCTGGAGGACGTAGTATCAGCATATGAGCTTATGTTTCCAGAAAAATCCAGAAAAGACATCGAAAGTCTTAAGCTTAACTTTAAAGACTTAGTTGTAGCGATAAAAGAGGGGATTAATCTCATTACAGGCAATGACTTGGGGGAGTAAACTCAGAGTCAGAATCATACTATGATATATTTTTAGATTGGGATCTGATTGTTTCAAGTTTCCTGTCGCAGTATGGTATCAGACTTAGTACAAAAGAATTTAATACTGTAAGCTGGGATGAGTTTAAATCTTTGCTTTCAGGCATCGCCCCTGATACAGTACTGGGTCGTGTAGTTGAAATACGTTCAGAAACAGATAAAGATGCGATTAAAAAATTTACTCCAGGCCAGAAACGGATATATGATGAATGGAAAGAATTTAAAATGTCAAACTTATCAGAAATGCAGTTTGAAAAAGAGATGAAAGAGCTTGAGGCAGATATTGCTGCTCTAATTGGAGGTGGTATAAACGTCAAATAGTGTAGGAAGGATAGAACTTGATTTATCAGTAAATAGGCGTGACTTTGACAAGCAGTTATCTGGTATTGAAAGTATAGCTCAAAAAGCCGCTGCTGCTATAGCAGCAGCTTTTGCTGTAAATAAACTGATTGATTTTGGAAAAGAATGTATAAAATTGGGCTCAGACTTAGCGGAAGTACAGAACGTTGTTGATGTAGCATTTCCAAACATGTCGAGTAAGATTGACGAATTTGCGAAAAGTGCGGCATCAAGTTTTGGATTATCAGAAACGATGGCTAAAAACTTTACTGGCTTATTTGGTTCTATGGCTCAAGGATTTGGATACAGCGAAAAAGCAGCTTATGATATGGCCACAACTCTTACAGGGCTGTCAGGAGATGTGGCTTCGTTTTATAATATATCTCAAGATGAAGCGTTTACTAGGTTGAAATCGGTATTTACTGGTGAAACTATAGCGCTCAAAAGTTTAGGTATTGTAATGACTGAAGCAGCCTTGGACCAATACGCTTTAGCTAATGGATTTGGGCGCACTGTAAATCAAATGAGCGAAGCGGAAAAAGTAATGCTTCGCTATTCTTTTGTTCAGGATAAACTCAATTTTGCAGCAGGTGATTTCGCACGTACAAGCGGGAGCTGGGCTAATCAGGTAAGGCTATTACGGCTTCAATTTGATTCCCTTAAAGCTACAATAGGACAGGGACTTATAGCAGCACTATCCCCTGTTATTAGAGTAGTTAATGCAGTTATAGGCAGACTGTTAAGCCTTGCAAACGCTGTAAAAGCCGTGTTTGCTTCATTTGGAGGAAAAGGAGCACAGACAGCAGCACAAGGAATAAAATCTCAAGCAAAAGCCTTGTCGGATATGGGGGCAGGTGCAGGCGGTGCAGGAAAATCCCTAGATGGTGCTGGTAAATCCTTAGGCGGTGCAGGTGATAAAGCAAAAAAAGCAGCTAAGGAAATCAAAGGCGTTGCCACAGGGCTTGATGAGCTTAACATAATAAATCTAAACGATGCTGATTCTGGAGGTGGCGGTGGCGGCGGTTCTGGCGGAGGTGGTTCAGGCGGCGGCTCTGGAGGTGGGGGAGGCTATGATGTTGACCAATTCGATGTCGATAAAGCTATCCCACCGACTGTTGAAATGGATGAACGTCTAAAGGGATTGTTGGATAGGGCAAAGGAATTACGGGACTTATTTATGCAAGGCTTTAAAATAGGTCTTGGGGACACTTCTGTTTTAAATAGCATACAAAATTCTATAGACCGCATTAAAAAAAGTTTAAAAGATATTTTCACGTCTTCGGACGTAATAAATGCAGCTAACAGATTTGCTGATTCATTTGTACTAAATCTTGGTAAAATAGCAGGCTCCGCGGCCAGCATAGGTCTTACTATAGCGGATAATCTGCTAGGTGGAATGGCGTTATTTTTAGAGCAGAATACATCGCGTATCAAAGATTATATAATAAGTATGTTTGATATCAGCTCTAGTATTGCTGAAATATCTGGCAATTTCGCTGTATCCGTTGCGGATATATTTACAGTATTTAGAAGTGATACCGCTAAGCAAATAACAGCTGATATAATAAATATTTTTGCCACAGGCTTTATGGGGGCTACAGAGCTTGCAGGAAAGTTTGCGCGGGATTTGATAAGTTTTGTTACAGAGCCTATCGTACAAAACAGTGACAAAATTAAAACCGCTTTTAACGGTATATTGGAGTCTGTTCAAATCGTTACAGGTACAATAGCTGATAATTTCAGTAAACTTGTAAAAAAACTTAATGATTTTTATGACGGGCATATCAAGCCTTTCGTTGACAATATGAGCAAAGGATTTACTGAGATAACAGGAAAGGTTTTGGATGCCTTCAATACTTATATGCTTCCCGTCATAGAAAAAGCTGCTAAGCTGTTTAAAGACTTTATGGATAACACTTTGCAGCCTCTCATAGATAAGTTCTTGGATTTCGCTGCTAAGGTGCTAGAAGCAATAACAGCTGTATGGGATAAAGTACTTAAGCCTTTTGTGATGTATTTCATTGAAAAAATGATGCCGGCTATTGCGAATGTATTAAGCGTTCTCGTAGAAGAATTTTTTAAGTTTTTAAAAGGTGTTGCTGAAGTTATAGGACACGTACTGGATGCATTAGGCGGCTTGATAGATTTTATAACTGGTATTTTTACAGGCAACTGGGAAAAGGCATGGAATGGCATAAAAACATTTTTCAGCGGATATTGGAAAGCTATGGAGTCAATTCAAAACGTAGCGAATAAAGCTATAGAGGGGCTTGTAAAGCTACTGTTAGAAACGCTGAAGAACTTATGGATTATCGTTTGGACATCAATAAAAGATTTTGCCACAACTGTATGGACGGCTATAAAAAATAAAGCGACTGAGATATTTACGGCTATAAAAGAAAAATTAGCTGAGATATGGACCGCAGTAAAAAATAAAATTACTGAGGTCTGGAATAGCATAAAAGAATGGTTTGTCAAAACATGGAACGACATTAAGGAAGCTTTTAAAACAGGTGATATGGTAGCGGTAGGTAAAGCCATAATGGAAAATCTTTTAGCCGGATTAAAGAGTGTATGGGAAAGTGTAAAATCATGGCTTAAAGATGCAGCAGATTTTGTCCAAAATGTGTGGAATAACATATCCAATATGGCAAACCAAGTAGCTTCTGAGGCTATAGGTGCTTCAACTTCTATTACCGCTGCGGGTAAAGGCGGTGGCAGTAGCACTTTTACGGTAAAAGGTCATGCGTCAGGGGGCTTTCCAAGGGCAGGTAATTTATTTGTGGCTAACGAAAACGGAGCACCGGAGATGATTGGAAGCTGGGGCGGAAAGTCCGCTGTAGCAAATAATACGCAGATTACACAAGGCATCGCTCTTGCAGTAAATGGTGCTATGCAACATGCCTTTGCCCCTGTAGTATCAGCTGTAGATAGATTAGCGGCCAGTGCTTCTCCCCCACTTGCCGCTACAGAAGTACCTCGTAAAAATGATTTTTCAGAGGAAACATTGAGAAATGTAATGATGTTTGCAAATAACAACAGCTTGTCGAACGAAAGTGTAGAATCTATGACAGAACTATTAAAGCGAATAGTCGGTTTGATAGAGAGTATGGATTTAACAGTTAATCTTGATATAAGAGAAATAAAACAAAGTCTTACCAATTTAGATAGGCGTTCCGGATACACGCTAAGAAAAGCTTAAGGAAAGGAGGTGTTTGATGGGAACCATAATAATAAACGGGCGTGATTTTCCCGCTCCGGATGTTGGGGCAAACATAGTTGTTGCTACATATGTGAGTGATGGGAAAAATGCTCTAGGTGAGTTTGTCGGACAGAAAATAGGACGCGACCAGGTTAAAATTGAAAATTTGCAGTGGAAGTTTTTGGACGCTGCCACGTGGTCGGAAATACTTAAAGAATTTGATAAATTTGTAGTAATAGCCACTATACCTGATATGCTAAATAATACATTTAGAACTCTTCGGATGTATCCGGGAAACCGAACAGCTATCCCAGTAGAATTTGACTCCTTCGGAATGCCTATTAAGTATAAAGACTGTAAAGTGAACATAATAGACTGCGGGGTGAATGAATAATGCAGACAGTAAGTGATGATTATAAAAAGACCATGCTTGAAGCATACCGTCCGCATTCTTATATGTATGTTACGATAGGACTTATAAACCATCAAGCGCAAAATAATGCATTTGTACCTAATCAGGATACTTACGCATATTACAGCAATCTTGCGAGCCCTTTAAATAATTATGAGGTGTCTAATCTTTATGCCGTATGTGACCAAAATTTTACAAAATCTGACGGTTCATTTTATTTTATGCCGCGAAGCAAAAATGGAATTATATTTAATCAAGGCATAGTATCAAAAAGCATAAGAGGATTAATAGAGATACGATTCGATGCTGCTTATGAGATTAAAGGACTCACTATAGATTTTGGTAATTGTTATCCTGCTAATTTTAAAATAGAATCTGATAATAAAACCGTAAGTATAACAAACAATAACAAAAAACTTTTTGTAACAGAAGAGATATTTAGTCAAGCACAATTTATAAAGATAGTACCGGAGAGGATGATTAATGGCGAAGGTAGACTAAGAGTTCATAAAATCTCCATGGGAATCGGGTTATATTTTGATTCTAATAATATCATATCGTCATCTAAGAAAGAGCATATCAGTCCTGTCATGGAAACTCTGCCTAATCTTGATTTTTACTTGGTTATAAATAACAGAGGTAGGTTATTTGATGTTGAAAATGACAGTTCTAGTATTAATTTTTTAAAACCCAGGCAAAAAATATCAGTTCAGTATGGGCAAGAAATATTTGACGGCAAGGTAGAGTGGCAGCAAGGGGCGGTTGTTTTCTTACGTGAATGGTCTGCTGACGATATTCAGATGAATTTCAGGGCAACAGATAGATTTGATGGTATGGATAAAACATATTATAGAGGGCTATACAGAGCTGAAGGTATTTCATTATATGATTTAGCGAAAGACGTGCTTAAAGACGCGGAGGTTGACGAAAGAGATTACTGGCTTGACGAGTATTTAAAAAAAGTAAAAGTAACTAATCCTATTCCCCCTGTGTCGCACAGTAAGGCTTTGCAGCTTATAGCTAACGCAGGGAGGTGCTTGCTAAATCAGGACAGGGATGGGCGAATATGTATTAAATCTTCGTTTTTGCCTGTCATGAATGCTCAGTCCGATAATGCAACATATTTTTCTAAAATTGATAATATTTTAGATACTTCTGATAAGATTAGCTACGCAATGGTTACCGCTGACTATACAGATATTAAATCTACGCAATATTTTCTACCGTATAACAAGCCCGATTCTACGTATTTAAATACTGGATATGTATCTGAAGCAGTAGCAAATAATACAGGTGTATTTGCGGATAACCCTAGGATTACAATAAATTTAGAAGCAAGATATAAATGCTTTGGGGTTACTTTGAAATTTGGTAATAACAGCCCGATAAATATGATCATTCGCTCTTATTTATCAAATAGCCTGCAAGAAGAGTACGAAATTAATGGACTTAAAAAAATTACATATGTAGATCATGAATTCCCTGAATTTGATAAACTCGAATTTGAATTTACAAAAGGTAAACCTAACAACAGGGTAATACTTAATACAGTCGTTTTTGGAGCGATAACGGACTATACTTTAAAATATAAAGTAGAGTTACTGAAAACTCCTAAGGGAAGCCAGCTTGAGCAAGTTAAAGAACTGCAAGTAATTCAAACGTCGTATTCACAAACTGATGAATTAAAAGAAATAGCAAAAGCAAAGGTACAAGCCCCGATAAAACACACTTTTTATTTTAGCGAGCCTGTTTATGAGCTATCATGTGTTTTAAGAAACCCTCATGTGAATGCTGTTGCAAAAATAATAGATAGCAGCAATTATTTTGTTACTGTAGAAATAGACAAAATTGGAGAATTTGAGGTAGTATGTTATGGCAAAAACTACAACATATCAGAATCAAGGTTTATAAAACAGTTAAATATCACTGGAAAAACTGAGGAATGGAGCAACCCTTTGATATCTTCAGATACACATGCTGAAGATATCGCAAACTGGGTAGGGGGCTATTTACAGTCCGACAGGATGTATGAAATTTCATACAGAGGTGAACCGCGAATAGATGCTAACGACATTGTTTATCTTGAGAATAAATATGTTGATAATTTAGCAATTAAAATTTATGAGCATTCGTTAAATTATAACGGTGCTCTAAGCGGAAGTATAAAGGCGAGGAGGGCTATCAATGTGGAAGGTACCTAAAACGGATTGGAAGGAATCCAATTTTTTTAATATAGAGGACTACAATAGAATAAAAGACAATTTAAACGAAATTAAAATTGAGGCTTTCAAATTATGGAAGCCTTTTCTTTTTGAAAATATGGGGGCTGATAAAACGTATCAAGACTATAGTTTTTATGCAGATGAAATAAATAAGTTTGAAAATAACATTGAGCACATCTGCAATAATACTTTTCTTTTTACGGTAGGAGATAAAAAAATCTTTTACGATAATCAGCCTTTCATAGATTATATTGAGTTAAATCGTATCGAAAACGCCTGCCTAACCATATATGAAAACATAATGGGTAGAAAAAAGGGTATGAAACGACTTGCACTTAGATTGAACGGAGGTGATTTTTAATGGCTCTTAAAGCTGATTATAAAGATGATATGTTTGCAGGAGATAGAAAGTATAGAATGGCACAAAATACAGACGGCACAGTTAAAATAGAGGACGTTACTACTTATACTCAAAACGGGGATAAATTTGGTGCAAACGATATTAATGCTACGAATAAAGCAATTAACGGTCTTATGAGCACTAAAGAGTTTGTACTCCCCGCTGCTAAATGGTCGTCTACTGCACCGTATACGCAAGAGGTCACCGTTGCTGGTGTTACAGCTTCAGATACGCCGATTATAAGCTTGAATACTGCTCCGCATTTGAATGACGCAGCGTATGTAAAAAATATGAAGAAGCAGTGCAGTTATATAGACTATATAGAAACACTGGATGGTAAAATCAAGGCTTATTGCTTGAATAAAAAGCCTTCAATTGACATTCCGTGCATGCTGAAAGGGGTATAAATGGGAAAATGCATATTAAACTGGGGCGGCTCAGGCGGTACCACATCTAACGATGTGACTGCAAAGCAGGATGACATTTTGGAAGGTAAAACAGCAGTTACAGCAGACAGTAATGATGAGGTGGTAGAGGGTACAATAGTGGTCAGGGGGTATAAAGGACCAGATAG